ACCAAGTACATAGGCTGGTCAACATGACCCTTTCCCCAAAGGGCAATCTGGAGACTCGGCGCGGGGTAACTAGCTTTAATACTACTGCCACCAGCCAAGAAGGTTCGATTGGTGGGATGGCTTACTACGATACTACCGGCACGGAAGATTTGGTTACTGTGACTCAAGGCAGGCTGTATACGATTGATTCTGGCGGCACAGCCGACCTCCATCCTGCTGACGAACTTTGGGGTGCGGTCAACAGGACGTGGGCTACGGAAGCCGAGCAATGGGCGGATGGTTATGTTGTGGCTTATACCTCCAAAGTCTCCATGGCGCAGTTTAACAACAAAATGTTTCTGGCAGATGGCGATGACGATTTACACTTTTTTGATGGCAACATTGTTCAACGGCAGGGTGGTAAGGTAAGGGCAATAACCGTCACAACCGCAGGCTCTGGGTATACCAGCGCGACTGCCATTATTACCGGCCCCAATTGGGGCGGGGAATTACCCACTTTAATTACCACCGTAGCGGGCGGAGCGGTGACGGGGGTAGTGGTAGTCGATGGCGGTTCTGGCTACGGCTACACGCCTACGGTTACGATTATTGGCAACGGCTCTGGGGCTACGGCTACGGCTACGGCCAGCCCACCGCCCCAGGGGTTACAGACGATTATCAACGCTGGCAACAGGCTGTTTGGCGTTGGCACTGAGCAGGACAGAAACACGCTCTACGCCTCAGACATCTTAGATCCTTCCGTGTGGGATTCCACCAACAGCGTGATTATTAACGGGGATGACGGCGATGAGATAACCGCCATTACCCCCTACTACGAGAACAGGATTATTGTTTTTAAGAGGCGCAGGATATTCCAAGTTACCATCCCGCCCGATATGACCAGCGCGGCTGATTGGACTATATCAATCATCTCTAATAACATTGGGTGCGTGGCTGGAGCTACGGCCATTCAAGTCAATAGCGACATATTCTTTTTATCCGACGATGGCATCAGATCGCTGGTTCGGTCTGCCTCGGACGACTTTACCTCGGTCGGACTGCCCATATCGGAGGTGGTCAAGGATGTAATTCAAGAAATCAATACCGCAGAAGTTGGAATTTGTACGGCTGCATTTTACGATAACCGCTATCTGCTGGCCATTCCTACTGCTGCCAACGACTTTAATGACACCATCTTGGTTTATAACACAATCCTCGGTGCTTTTGAAGGTACTTGGACACCGAAGGTAATGCAGTTTGCTTTGACCAATTTCCAAGACGAAGGGTTGCGGTTAATGATGAAATTGACCACTGGCCAGATTAACAAGTACAGCGGGTACAAGACACCAGCTCAAACTACGTCAGCAGATTATGTTGATTTCGGCATCCAATCCAACGGTACAAGCGTTGGCACGTTTGATTTTAGCTCGTCCGTCCGCACCCGCGATATGGATTTTTCTGATCCATTCGCACAGAAACATGGTAGCTATTTTGAGGTTATCTTTGACGATTCTTTTTCCAGCAACGCAAACATTGCCATTCAACGGGACATTGACGTTGGCGACATTGACGTGCAACCCAACCTAAACATTGCCAGTACCGTGCTGGTACTGCCATTTGTCTTGCCAGCCGTTCTACCTACTTCGGTCAAGAAACGCATTGCTTCCGATCTGCGTAAGTACGAAAAGTGGCGGCTTTTGAACATCAACGTATTTTCTGAAGCAAACAAGATGGCGATTAGGCAAATTACCGCAGCCGCCAACCCCGATACCATCGAAGTGCAAAAGACGATATGACGGCTGTGGAGTACATTGAGGAGAGTGGCGTGCCGGAGTCCATGTGGCCTAACTTGGCTGAGTGGTACGGCTGGTTCGAGAAGCAGGGGATGGTCGGGGTGGTTAAGGATGGGGAGGAGATAGCAGGCGTGGCTTTGGCTAGGTGCATCAAGGATGGGCAAGAGCCTAAGCATTATGAGCATAGCGAAGATGGTGAGAATGTCTTTGTGGATTTGACTATCTCCTCAAAGGGTGGTAAATCTCTACGTTGCTTGCTGTTGCTCCTTTGGGAGCGTTTCGGTCCCCGCGAGCGGATCACCTTTAATCGTTCTGGCAAACCAAGGAGTTATGATTATATGACATTTATGCGAAAGGCTAGGGTTTAACACCGTGGGTGGATCACCTTCTATTCCCTCACCGCCCCCTCCGCCCGATCCAGCAGCGGTCGCGCAGGCCAATGCGGCGGCTTACCGGATGAACATTGATACCTACATCGAAAAGGCTCCAGCTATGGCAGAGCTAGAAAACAAACTTCGCGTCCAGTACCTACCCCGACAGCGTGGCTTGGAACGGCAGTTATCGGCTTTGGACCAGCAGGCAGGCGTGCAGTCTGGGATGCAGTTAGAGCGGCAGTACGGACCGCAACGCACGCTGGAGGGGTTGCGTAGGCAGTATGAGACTAGCCCACAAGCGTATGCCTTGAATCGTGGATTAGGCGATCAGATGACTAGGCAGTTCGAGCGTCTTTATGGGACATCGCCCTATAGCTCGGTTGAGCAGAATGTAGCAATGAACCGCCAGCCAGAACCAGTTGATTTCTATGGCACGATTGGGACGAACATTGGCAATCCAGAGTTAAAGGCTTAATATGGCAAAATCTATTGGAGTCAGAGCATCCGACTATCCGCCAAGATACAGAGTCAATGATGACGGAACAATTGATACATACCCTTCCCCAGGAACAATAAATGATTTGAAATACTACAGAGAAGAGTCTGATAATTTCCCATATACAAACATAGTTCAAGCTCAAAATGAAGTTGCAAAAAAACAACAAGCCAGCATTAAAAACCTTCAAGACACCTACGAAAAGCGGTTGGCCGATGTGACAAGCCAAGAAAACACCCGCAACTCTCTTGCTTCACAAATCCAAGCATTAACCGCTGGAGGTATGGGAATGCAAAATCCTAATGCTGGTCCAGAGTTTAGCCAAGCCCTATCCCAACTCTCCGCTGGCCGCAACTACGGATCGTCTGATCTTGGCTCAATGTTAAACTTCCAAGTCTCAGACGATCAAATTATTCAAGATTACAACAACTCAAAGCTATCCCGCCTCAACAGCGTGATTGAGCGTGGCAACACGCAGATTGCTGGCATTACCGAAAGGCTCAACACAGCTAACAAACTTCTTGCTGGTCTTCCCGCTGGTGATGCTAGGCGCACCTCTTCAGAGGTATTCGTCAAGCAACTTAACGATGACTTGAAAAGCGTAACCAGCGCGATCACAAGCGCGCAGGATATGCAAAAGAATTTCAAGCCTATCACGATGGATAGCCCCGAAGGGCTAAAGGAGATCACCTCGTTTAGATCCTTTGTACAGCTACCCGAAGAGCGTGCCTCCCAACAGCTTTTTCAGATTGATCCAGATTCCTACCGCACTGCGGTTGGGTTGGGTCAGCAGTATCGCCAGATGGCAACTCAGCCAATCGGACCCACAACCACGCCGGAGACTGAGCAGATTCGTCAGACCATTGAAGATGAGGCAATCAATCAGTTGCGCCTTGGTTCGACCATTGGTGCAGAGGAACGGCGTGGTTACGAGCAATCTATCCGAGCCGCACAGACTGCCCGTGGCAACGTCTTTGGCCTTGGACCAGCAGTGCAAGAAGCCTCACAGATTGGTGCGGCTGGCGAAGCCCGCAAGCTGGCACGCTACGGGGCAGCGCAGAGCTTCCTTGGATCTGGCTTGTCGAGTGGTGATGCGCTCAAAGCTGATATAGCGTTCCGTGACGCATTGCGTCAAAACAGGCTGGGTGCAGCTTCCAACTTTGTTGCTGGCGGACCCTCCATCGCCAACCTCGCAGGCGCACGCACGGCACAGCAGCAGGGCGCGATGCAGCAGTATATCCAAGCCAATCAAGCCTTACCTGGTGGGTTTAATCAACAGCCGTCTACGGCTGCTAACTTCTATCAAGCGGTTGACCAGAACATTCCAGTTGCCCTTACTCAAGCATTTAATGATCTATACAGATCGCAGTCCAATTACCAAGCCAGCACTTACGGCGCACAGGTTGGTGCGATCGCAAGTCAGCCCAGTGGGGCGCAGCAGTTTGCGCAGATTGCTGGGGGCATTGGCAGTCTTCTTAGCCCACTAAAATTCGGATAAGGATAAATTTATGGACAGAGTATCATACGGACCATTTAAGCTATTTGAGAGTGATGCCTATAAGCAGGCTCAAGCCATGCAGGCTGAAAAGCAGAGTCTTGAACTTGAGAAACTACAGCTTGATCTGGCCGAAAAACGTAAAGAGCAGGAGATGTCTAGCCCAAGCGGGCGAGCCACGCGGGCTGGAGAAATTGCCGCATTTCTTGAGCAAGAACAGCAAAAAGATGTTGGCATCCCTATTGGCGAGCAAATGGCATCGAAGATGGTGGCTCAAGGTGGACCAGGCATACTTGAGGCAACCAAGATGCAGGGCGAGCTTGATGTTGAAGCAAGAGTAAGACAGGCCAAGAGGGATGCGATGATGAATATGGCGGCTGGCGAAAAGTCCTTGTTGCCCACTGCAAACGTTGATCTTGGTGGAGTAAAGCAAACAGTGTTGGCTGGTCAAGCTGGCAAAACTAGCGCAGATATTTATGGTCAAATCTACAGGAACCAAGTAGCGCAAGTTGCTTC